TGCCGCATGAGCGTCACGTGCGTACGCTCGATTCTTTGTTCAGCAGTTAGTTTCATGCCTCCCCCCTTGCCCTAATTGCTTGTGCAATACGCTCTCGCTCAGCCGTCATAATTCGTAGCGCGTCAGTTTGAATCGGTAGGCCTGTGCCCTGTAAGCACAACCTTTCACACGCTTCGCGCTCGTCTTGCCGTATCAACTCGGCAAAGTATTCAATATCACCATGCAACTCAATGCCATGCTTCTCGATTAGTTCAAAGACGTTCATGTGTTTTTCCTTATTAGTGCTTCTTCTATGGCTCGACATATATCTACTAGGCTTCCACGATCTAGGTTGTCGTCCAATACTTCATGCACTTCTTCGTCAGTCAACCTAACAATCTCCCTCTCGGAAATCATTCGTGCAAACCTACGCAAGTCATTCCAAGACGCGCCATATGTAGAAGCCTTCTTACCAATACCAGCCGCATCAGCCAGTATCAGTAATTGGGTTTTGGTTAGTTCTTCTTTCATAGCAGTATCGCCTCATCTAAAGGTATGGCTCTTGTGGACGGATGAAACTTGTGAACTTGCCCGTCCTCCCCATTGATTACAACCTTGCTATCTCCGGTTCTACCAGCAATCACCCCACGTTGCCCCGTTCTGTAAATCTGCACGGGTGCTCCATGCGCAAACATTATTAGCGTAGCGGGTTCGCCTATGCGACGCAGTCTTGGACTGCCACTCTCTAATTTCTTGAGAGCCATCGCATCACTTTTGTTTTTGCAGTACGCAATCTCTACGTCACCCTCTCCAACCGCGTACCACCCATCTCTAGTTTTTGCTATCCATCTGTCGTTCATATCCGTTCCTCTCTTAGAACAAGTATTGGTTCTCACGCATCCAATTCACAAACGAACCAGACGTCATCATGATTTGCTTCTTCTCGGGGTGCTTACCAGCAGTCAAGCAAAACACAGACTGCAACTCTTTCGGTGTCCGCTTGAGGTACTCGAACCATTTGCCCACGTTGCCCCGGTCTATCCTCTGCACCGCACCATAAGCCATGATGCACAGAGCCGCCGGTGAAGTCGGCACAATCGCCGTTTGTGGATTGGTAATCACGTCCTCCCACATTGGCAGAGTATCCGCAACCTCGACGTAAGCCGTCATGTCCCGAGCCGCCGCATCACCGATGGTCCCACTCAACGCAGTCACCAAAGCATTGCGCGAGATCAAGTGACGCTTCTTAATGATGTTGCTAGCACGATAGCCCGAACGTGGAGAAAAGTATGACCGTTTTGGGTTCTTCGGGTTGAAGTTATACGGATTGTCTGCTTGAGCAGGGTCTTTGTAGGATGCCATGCAATGCGGGTAAGCCTTGACCCATGCCATCACCTCGGGTGCTACTCCGTTCAATGCCGCCCACTCGAGCCACTCTTCGGCAGTCGGGTTGGCAATCGGGCAGATGGTTAGTCGGTTGATCGAGTGATCTTTCAACATATCGCCTACCCCGTCGGTCGTGTTGTTGCCGGCAGTTATCACGATGGAGTCCGGGTGCAGTTTGAACCCACCCAGCCGACGTTCTGCTAGCAGAGGATGGAGCATGTTTTGTACAGCAGGTGAGGATGGTTTGGTGAACTCGTCAATGAAGATCACGCATGGGTCGCCATGCTGGAAGCCCCAATGCTCGTTCGGATACAGAGCCGTCGTCTTGGTCTCGTGGTTGGGCATGGGGATGCCAATGTCGCCCAACTCGGTGTTGGGGGTGTCGATGTAGATGCCACGAAAGCCCGTTTTCTCCACGATACGCTCGTACATAGCCGTCTTGCCCACACCCGGCTGACCTACAAGATGGGTGCTGACCTCGTTGCCCACGTTGAGGATGAACTCCTCGGCTTCTTTGAGGGTCATTTCAGATTTGAGATTGATTTCCATTTGGTGTTTCCTTTCCTGTTAGTTAAAAATGAAGTAGTGCTTGTTTGAGTCGTGAACTGCTCTGTCCCTCGGTGCTACGTCCTTCCTTTCGAAAACCTCGTCGGCAAAGCGATACTTGATTACTTCGTTGAAATGCTTGACTGCATCCTCGGCAAGCACGTGTCGATTCCCCACGTCGGGGGCCATGTTCCACTTGAAGATGTTGAACTTGTCTATGACCACCGATGGGAAGAACTTGTGTGCTATCACATAGAACCGCTTGAGCATCTCTTCTTGCTCTAGCCCCATTGCCTCGTCGATCAGATCGAACATTGCCCAAAGGCTATTCTTAACACCACGCTCTGCTTTGATATTGCTCTTCAATGCCGGCACGTACCGGAACTCTCTGAGCATATCGACGAACACCGCATCCATGTCCTCGGTACTAGGGTTCTCATCGACATGCTGACTGATTGTCAGAATGTCCCTCATGTACGTGGTGAACGGAGCGTACTTATCCTTCTTTGCTTTCATCGCATCAAAGCGGATGGTGTGCTGAGACTCGCACTCGTAGCCTGTAATCTCACCGCTTGCGGATACTTCCACATGCCCACGATCAGGCATGCAGTAAAAAGTGCCCTTGTAAACAGCATAGATCTTTCCTTTCTCCCTACTGAAATGCAGGGTGTCGGTCGCACTCGTCTCGTTGAGCACGTGCGTGGTTGATATGCTTGGGTAGCCACAAGTACTAAACCGCTTGCTCCCGTCGGGATACAGTCGCACCACGTCGTTGTTGTAGTACGAAAGCACGATGGCGTCGGCTCCGGTCAACTGCTGGACCTTGCGAATGATCGAGCGTGAATACCTACGCTTCTCGCCCAATGGTCGCTTGCCTTGGTCTGCACCCTTTATGTACGGGCGCACCGATTCCCAATGCGCCAATGCCTTCTCGTATGTAGGCAGACGCGGTAGACCTTCCGGCATCCAGCCATTTCTAGCGTTGCTATTTCCGTACATATATCCCCCTAGCCAAAGATGGCATAAGCCAACCAAATGGAAACCCACAGCATGAGTAGAAGTCCTACTGCTACGCAGGCATCAAGCACAAACTGAGACAGGCTGAAAGTCTCAGCGTCGTAGAAGAACAATTCTTTTAACCAATTCATTTCACTCTCCCGAATATAAAGACATGTATTTACTGCCATCGACACCAAACCGAAAGCCTCGGTACTTTGTACCTTCGATTCGATAGAACACAACAACGGGATACTGCAACGCCATTGCTATCTGCACATAACGATGCAGTTTGGTTGTGGTATCACTTGCCTCGTCGCACCACGCAAACACCTCGTCAATGGACATTTGCACCGACTCGGGATATTCCCGTATCTGTGATTCCCACAAAGCATTTTGCATATCCTCGAATACATCACTAACCGATCTTTCAAGGAGTTCACACCAAATATCACTCATTTCACTTCTCCTCTAAAGTCCTCGGGTGTCAATACGGGTTGGTCGATTGCTTTCTTCATAACAGCAATCAGCCTTTTCAACCCCTTTATGTCGGTAGCCATAACAAACGGCTCACCATGTCCAGTCGGCATCCCGTTGTCCTCGTAGTGAACCTCTCGTATGGCAAACAAAGGTTCACCATCATTCTCTGCCGACATATCAACAACTCTATGATTCCAATACATCGTGCAATCTCCCTTTCGTTGCGTTTGCATACCCAAGCATGTAAGCCTCGACCCACATGTCCACATGCATATCAGCAAGCGGGGTCTTGTCTCCGTACTTCTCGTCCTCCCACTTGTGAAACTCTTCAACCGCCTCGGTGTACAACTCTTTCATCGCACTCATTTCGCTTTCCCCTTGTTTCGCTCTATTAGCAACTGCAACTGTTCGGTGCTCAGGCTCTCGAGTAAGTGCAGGATTGCTTTCGCAACCGCCTTGCTTTTCCTCGCTTCCTTCTGCGACGTTTGTAGGTAGTCCAGCACTACCGCCACCAGCACTTCTTGATCTTTGGTCATTTCAATTCCTCCGGTATTTCAATCTCATCGCCAAAACGACTGGCGACATAGCACCGCATGGCGGCAATGAGTGGGGTTGGGCCAAACTTTGGAGGATCTCCGCTGTCAGTAGTAGCGCACCAATATCCTCCCCCATCGTAATAAACATTGATGCAACACTGCTCAATAATCGGGCCGCCTTGTGCCCAGTTGGTTGAAAACATAGGGGTGAACGGGTCATCGCAGCACTCCTCGATTTGATTCACCGCCCAATCAAGTGCGACCCCTTGTAGTTCAGATACTTTGACTTTCATTCTTCCACCTCCATGCCTTTTGGCAGTCGTTTTGTATACCAAGCAGTCCACGGCACAGGGTAAAACCCGCATGTGCCTACTGAACCCTTGGGGCGAATCACCCAACAATCACGCAACCTTGTTGCAACCCATACGATCTTCATTTCACTTCCTCCTCGACATGTTGACCATCCGTCACTTTGTCCACCTTGTAGCCTCGGTTCATCCATATCTCCATCTTGATGTTCTTGAACCAATCGGCAACCGTGGGTATGCGCCCACCGCAGTCCTCTTTGACGTGTTGCTCCCCGATATACCGAACAGGGACCGTGCGTCCATCGCTATTTACTATCGTGCTACCAAAGACTCGTTCACACTCAAAGATGCCTTGGCTGTGATGCCGTAACGCACGATGCCTTGCATCCGCAAAGACTTCCTTGGTTGCGTCGAACCAGTCGTGGATGGGCTGATAGTCTTCGGGCTTGCCGCCCCAAATTTTTACGCTTGTGAGTGCGTGATGGTGCGGGTGCATTATTTGCCCTCCTGAGTGACCGTTTCGGCTTCATCCTCACCCTCGTCGGTGTAGTCGAACTCATGCTCGTCTGTCTGCGTGTAGTTAATTCCCACGTTCAGTACGATAGTAGGAGGAGACTGAGTAAGGTCGATGGTCAACTGACCCTGACCCCCGTCGTTGTTGTACCAGTCCAGCCCTTCGTTCTCGAGCATCTGCTCGGTGACTTCCCTGAGAATGTCGAGCACCGGGACTGGTCCAAACTTGCTATGTTTGTCCCATGTGTTCTTGACGGGGTCGAAAGACTCTGACTCTGAGTGCCAGTCGAACGTGACGCCGGTGCAGTCGATCTCTTGCCTGTTTTGGTCGTAGAGCACCGCATCGTGAATCTCGCCTGAGTCGCCACCGCCTTGGAACTCAACAACTGCCTTATGCCCACCAAGCACCTTGAGCATGTTCATCAGCAGAGTCTTCTTCTCTTTGCTTGGAAATACTGTAGCCATCTTGCTTCCTTTCATGATTAAAAATACCGGGACATCCTGACGGAATGTCACTTTGTCCCGCACATCTACTACTTAAAAAGACAACCCAGTAGCAGGGTCGGTGAGCCCAACCACTTGATCTTTGATCGGCTTTGGGGCTTCGATGTTGTGCAGAATGTCCTTCAACTCGAATAGCAAGATCATTCCGCTTGCATACTCTTTGATTGCTTGCATAGCATCGTCGTGGGCTTGGTTGTACTGCTCTTGCGTCATGCTCATGGTCATGCCTCCGTTCTCTTTGGGTTTATCTGCTTTAGCAGGGAATAGTCGGTCACTCGGGTGTAGCCGGCTTTGTTGCTGATGGGTGCGATACACCACCCCATACGCTCCTCGCGTGCTTGCTCCTCCCCGCATGGCAGGCAAGTGAAATACCCAGCCTTCCACCGCAAGTACGGGACTTTCTCCCAATGGCAGGCTGTGCATAGGTACACGCGATCTTCTTGGTACGTCTTGGCGGACATTGTTTGATCTCCCTATTCTGCTAGTCAGCAAAGACCCAAAAACAAACGCGAGTCGAACTGATGGCAGGGCATTGGTTGCCGATGATTGCTCCGGGCATGTACTTACCGCTGAGTAGATCTTCACGGACTCCGTAGGCCATACCCTCGACTTGGCTCAGAGGTTTGACGAAGAGTTTGTTCCAACGGAAGTCATAGGCCGCGATGGTTGGGTCGAACGAATCGGAACATTTGGAATGTTCGAAAACAGGATTGGAATGTTCGAAATTTTCTACTGAGACATGCTGACTGGTTGTCATTTTGTCGCCCTTTCTTGGCTGGTTGGTGGTTTTGCTATTCATCATTTTTTAACGCCCTAAAGGGCTTATTATAGCATACAAACTTTACTTTGTCAAGTTAGTGTTCGTTGGTTAGGGGCAAAAAGGGGTGAAAAAGGCTAAAAAAGGGGGGTAATGTTCGAAAATTTTGTTTTTTTCGAACATTCTAGAACATTAGGTCCGCTCCAGTATTGATTTGTACGTAATGTTCTATTGTTCTAATGATTTTAATGTACAGCCCCGACGAGAGGTCTGCGATGCGAACACCTGCTGGAGAGCCTCTTGAACGAAATCGTTTTTGGCACTTTTACCCCAAAAAAGTTCGAACAATAGAACATTTCAATGTTTTCAATGACTTACGACAGAACAATCGTTAGAACATTAGGGGCACTTTCGTACAAACCAATAACGACGCGGGGGTAATGTTCGAAAATTTTTTAGGGGGTTTCGAGGTCGAGCGTTTTGCTATTCATCAGAATAAAACCTACCACGTTGGTATGACCGTTTTCGTTGCTGCCGAAGTTTGGACTTGTTGACTGGCGGTCAGTATGTCGGGTCGGACTGGTAAAAATGCCCTTGCAAAGTGTGTGGTATTCCATGGCATTTTATGGGAAAATTCAATTGGGCATTCCGCCCACTATTCTGAAAGGAAAAACCAGTATGAAGCAAGCACCAGTAGTTTCCGCTGTTATCAAAGCACTATCAGCCGAGCAAACCGAACAGGTTCGCAAGGCGGGTTCTCTGTTCGCAAAGTCTGAAATTGAAGCGAGCGAAGCATTGGAGACGTTTGCCCGTGCTTTGACGGACCACCCAACTTTTGAAATGTTTGAGGAAGCGAGAATTGAGTGGGTTTCCGGGTATCTTGAAACAAAGCCCAACGTCAAAGCCGATGCCTGTAATCAAGCCTTCAAGCGATTCAAAGCACGACTCTCTGAAAAATATGGCATGGAGGTAAAAAAGCCCAAATCAGACAATCCTGTGTCTGTTAAAAAGGCTTTGGAGAGGGAAACAAAAAAGGCTCAAACCCTTGCCGCCTTTGAGAGCATGCCAACCGATCAAGTGAGGGCAGAGTTATCCAAAGCCTTTGCTACGCTGGCATCGAAGCCAGACTCTAAGGTTGCTGAGTCAGCCGTTAAAAACCTCAAAGCGGTTCTCAAGGACCGCACCAAAGACGAGTCTGCTACGTTGAAAGCCGAGGTTAAAAAATTGAAGCAAACCATTCGCGGCCTGCTTGCTGGTTGCTCTGATACCGAGCGTCTGGCAGCAGTCATCGAGGTTCTCTCGCCCGACAATGACGTAACAATCCAATAACTACGCACCACCAGACTCCCCGGATTTTCCGGGGAGTTTTTGCCTACCACGTTGGTATGACCGTTCCCATCCCCGCTAGCTGGGGTCGGTGGGTCCGTGAAGCTGGGCGCAGCTATACCCGACTGCGCTGCTGGGTTATGTAGCAGAATGTCGCACAGCGTGGGATTTTGTGAGACTATACGAATTGACAGTTTGAGATCCGCTCAGCTTGTCAAGACCACTCCGGTCACCAGTAGCCAATGAAAGGGACATCACCATGTCACAAGTACCGCAGCAGCACCCAGTCGCAGCAGCCATAGACGCGATCAGCAGCAGCCAACACGAAACCGCCAAAAATTGCGGTAGCCGCTGGGGCAAAAACAAGCTGGAGCAGTTAGAGATTGCAACAGATTACGCGCGCTCCATGGGTACGAATCCCACCATTCATGTATGGGAGGCGATGCGTATCGACTGGGTGAATGCTTATGTCGATTCCAATCCGAATAATACGGGCAATGCGTCGGATGCAGCTTGGGGTGAATTTGCCGGGTATCTGGAAAAGCTATTCAGCTTGACCAAACCCTCCGCGCCCAAGTCGAAAGGTGCAGCTAAAAAGCGCGAAGAACGCGCCAAGAAGGAGCAGCAGCTTCTAGCCAAGTATCAGGACAAGACCGCAGCCGACATTAAAGGTATGCGCGCAGCAGCACTCCAAAAAGCTGCTGCTGGGTCCGACTTAGCTGAAAAGATCGCGACTGAATTGAAGAAGGTTTTGCGTGCCAAGACCCGCGACGAGGACGCAGCTATCAACGAAGAACGCAAAGCGCTGCGCGTCCAAGTTAAGGCTGCAGCCGGCAAGTGTACCGATCTTGACAAGCTGCAAGCTGCGCTTGAGATCCTCGACGATGGGACAGATCTCGAATTCATCATCGAAGAAGATCAAGACTAACCTAGCAGCACCCAGCAGCAGCCCCGCCCTTGTGGCGGGGTTTTTTATTGCCTATCCCGACTCTATCCCGATGGGTCACCGCAGTGCCCAGCTTGACCCGGCCCGCTAAGCTGGGGAGATCCCGCAGCCGACGATCAGCAGCCCAGGCCCACCCCATTGCCCCAAAACCCAAGCTGGACCTACCCAGCCCCACCCCCCCAAATTGCCCAGATGGAACCTAACCCGGACATAGCACATTAATCTCCACCGTCAATACGCAATTTTTGAAATAGTTGACTAATTTAATCAAGTATGAGTTAATACTCAGGGGGAACGCAATCTCCTCATCCCGAGGTCCGGGTAATGAACACCCCGGTTGCAAGGATTGTTAGTACCCCCCACCCCCTTGCATTTTTTCCATACGGTGATATATTCGCCAACATTGAAACGCACCCCCTTACTCTTTTTGGAGTCCCGTTTCCTCCATGAATATCAATATTGTTCCGGATAACGAACACCCACATCCCGACAGTCTTAGCGACGAGGTCGGAGATTCACTGAAAGAAAACACCCGAATAGCTGCTTCGACTGCTTCGTTAATGGCGGAGCTAGGCATGCCATTTGAAATGACAGAGGACGACCAAGAGGAAGCCCGAAAGCTTTTTAGTGCGGTCGACGTCGAGAAAAAACGAAACTCTCCCCCTTCTTCATATAACCCACCTGAGCTATATAAAGGCTCAGTCGCCATCAAACTCGGCGCTCTTCTGGACGCTTATGACGGACAAGTCGTCAACGATGCGGTCCAAGCCAGAAACTACATAACCAACCGACTACTTGAGATTAGCCAATGCGGGGACGTCAAATACGAACTCCGGGCTATCGAACTCTTAGGAAAACTATCGGATGTGGGTGCTTTCACAGAGAAATCTGAAATCACAGTTACCCATAAAACTTCTGATGACCTAAGAAAAGCAATCCAAGACAAGATCCAAAGGCTCTTGGATATGGACGTTGTAGACGTAGAAGCCAAAACACTGGAAGAAGAACTAGGGTTAGATGAGTCCCCAACAGCTACAGAACCTTCTGAAGAAGCTTCCAAACCTTCCTGAAGCTCACCTGCGTGCGTTGTATGCCGATCTGGCGCAGCACGAGGTAGTTAAAGAGAGGGAGGACGCTAAGAATAACTTCATGCACTTCGTAAAGAAGGTGTGGCCTCACTTTATTGAGGGCGCCCACCACAAGAAGATGGCTAGGGCGTTTGAGAGGGTGGCATCAGGCAAGCTAAAACGACTAATTATTAACATGCCGCCACGGCATACCAAGTCTGAATTTGCATCCTACTTATTGCCGGCTTGGTTTCTTGGTAAATATCCCAACAAAAAAGTCATTCAGACCAGCCACACAGCCGAGTTGGCTGTTGGGTTTGGTAGAAAGGTGCGAAATCTTGTCGATCAAGAAATCTATACGTCGGTATTTCCGGGAGTTGGACTACAAGCGGACTCTAAAGCTGCTGGGCGGTGGGCGACTAACGCTGGTGGAGACTATTTTGCTATCGGTGTTGGGGGTGCTGTCACTGGTAAAGGTGCTGATCTCCTCATTATTGACGACCCTCATTCAGAGCAAGAGGCAGCTCTGGCAGAAATTAACTCGGAGATCTACGACAAAACCTACGAGTGGTACACATCCGGGCCAAGACAGCGACTCCAGCCGGGGGGATCAATCGTAATAGTTATGACCAGATGGTCAAAAAAAGACCTAACTGGACAAGTTTTAAAAGCAGAAGCGCAAAGAGGTGGAGAAGGCTGGGAAGTCATTGAATTTCCTGCACTTTTACCCTCTGGAACCCCTCTTTGGCCTGAATTTTGGTCATTAGCCGAGCTAGAAGCGCTAAAAAACGAGCTTCCGAATGGAAAATGGCAGGCTCAGTACCAACAAAACCCAGTTTCAGAGTCATCTGCCATCGTAAAACGCGAGTGGTGGAAGATTTGGGAGGAAGATGACCCACCTTGGTGTGAATTTACCCTCATGGCGTGGGATACGGCGTTTGAAAAGAACAACCGTGCCGACTACTCCGCATGTACGTTGTGGGGGGTGTTCTATAAAGAAGACGATACTGGGGTAGGACAAGCAAATATAATCTTACTCAATGCATTTAGGGACCGGATGGAGTTTCCGGAGCTAAAACAAAGGGCAATTGAGGAATATAAAGAGTGGGAACCGGACTCAGTGATTATTGAGAAGAAAGCTTCTGGCGCTCCACTGATATATGAGATGCGGGCGATGGGTATTCCTGTGCAGGAGTTCACGCCGAGCAGGGGCAACGATAAGATTTCCCGACTAAATGCAGTTTCTGATCTTTTTGCCTCCGGTAGAGTCTGGGTTCCTAACACCCAGTGGGCCGACGAGGTCGTTGATGAGGTTGCAAGTTTCCCGGCTGGGGAGCATGATGACTATGTCGACTCTGTATCCCTTGCGATGATGAGGTTCCGCAAGGGTGGTTATGTGCGCACGCTTCTCGACGAGGAAGATGAAGTGCCTTCGTTCAGACGCAGACAACCTGCGTTTTATTAAGGATAAAAAATGGCAATTGAGAAATCACTCTCCCAAGCACCGCTTGGTCTAACTGAAGAAATGATGGAGGCTGCGGCGGCTGAGCCTGATATTGAGATAGAGATTGAAGATCCCGAGCGGGTAAGTATTGAGATGGGCGGCTTGGAGATTGAGATTGAGCCGGGTAAAGAAGAAGACGACTTTAACGCCAACCTCGCTGAGAGTATGGACGAGGACGAGTTAGTTGGCATGGCGAATGACTTACTTGGTGAGTTTGATGAAGATCTCTCCAGCCGTAAAGACTGGATGCAGACTTATGTAGACGGACTTGACCTGCTGGGTTTGAAACTAGAAGACAGAACAGAGCCATGGCCCGGAGCCTGCGGTGTGTATCACCCCCTCTTAGCCGAAGCGGTTGTTAAGTTCCAAGCCGAGACAATCATGGAGACCTTCCCTGCGCAAGGTCCGGTTAAGAGTCAGATTATTGGAAAAGAAACCCCTGAAAAGGTGGGAGCCGCTGAGCGGGTTAAGGAGGATATGAACTACCAGCTCACCGAGGTAATGGTTGAGTACCGACCCGAGCATGAGCGGATGTTGTGGGGCCTAGCCCTAGCAGGTAATGCGTTCAAGAAGGTGTACTACGACCCAAGCCTTGAGCGGCAGGTGTCTATATATGTGCCAGCCGAGGATGTTGTTGTCCCGTACGGGGCGAGTAATCTGGAGACCGCTGATCGTGTGACCCACGTGATGCGTAAGACCCCCAACGACCTGAGAAAGTTGCAGGTTGCTGGCTTTTATCGTGACGTTGACTTAGGTGACCCGCATGACTCTCTCGACGAGGTGGAGAAAAAGATCGCAGAGAAGATGGGATTCCGAGCCACCACGGATAATCGGTTCAAGATTTTGGAGATGCAGGTTAACTTGGACCTCCAAGGGCATGAAGACAAGGACAAGGATGGTGATGAGACAGGTATCGCACTACCTTACATTGTCACTATCGAGAAGCAGACCCAAACAGTCTTAGCAATCAGAAGGAATTGGCACCCAGATGACCCAACGAAACAGAAGCGCGTGCATTTCGTGCATTACCCCTACGTCCCCGGATTTGGTTTTTACGCTCTGGGCCTCATCCATCTCATTGGGGCTTTCGCTAAGTCTGGCACATCTCTCATTCGCCAATTGGTGGATGCGGGAACTCTCTCCAATCTACCGGGAGGTTTCAAGACCAAGGGACTGAGAGTTAAAGGGGATGACACCCCGATTGCTCCAGCCGAGTTCCGAGACGTGGATGTAGCGTCTGGCACTATTAAAGACAACATCATGACTCTGCCCTACAAGGAGCCGAGTCAAGTTCTATATAGCCTTCTCGGGACTATTGTCGATGAAGGACGCCGTTTTGCCAGTGCGGCTGACCTTAAGGTCAGTGACATGTCAGCCCAATCCCCCGTTGGGACCACACTGGCAATCCTAGAGAGAACCTTAAAAGTTATGAGTGCCGTTCAGGCACGGGTTCACTACGCGATGAAGCAGGAGTTCAAGCTCCTCAAAAACATCATTAGGGACTACACCGATGATGAGTACTCTTATGAGCCGGATACGGCACACCCACGGGCTAAGAAGTCGGACTATGACATGGTGGAGGTCATCCCTGTGTCAGATCCTAATGCGGCTACCATGTCGCAGAAGGTGGTCCAGTATCAAGCAGTACTACAGCTAGCCCAAGGCGCACCCCAAATTTATGACCTGCCAATGCTTCATCGGCAGATGCTAGAGGTACTTGGTATTAAAAATGCTGCCAAACTTGTGCCGCTTCCGGACGATGAGAAACCCAAGGATCCTCTGTCTGAGAACATGAATGTGATTAAGGGTAAACCCTTAAAAGCGTTTATTTATCAGGACCACGATGCCCATATAACGGCGCACATGGCGTTCCTACAAGATCCTATGACAGCCCAGATGATTGGGCAAAACCCCATGGCCCCACAAATTGGTGCTGCCTTGCAGGCTCATATTGCCGAGCATTACGGGTTCAAGTACCGCCAGATGATTGAACAAAAACTCGGTGCGCCCCTTCCGGAGCCAGACGAGACAATACCAGAGGACTACGAGGTGGCTATTTCCCGGCTTGTTGCCCAGGCCGCACAGCAGCTTACGACTCAAAACCAAGCCCAAGCCGCGCAGCAGCAAGCGCAGCAACAGGCACAAGATCCCATCATCCAGATGCAAATGCAGGAACTTCAGCTTAAAGCGCAAGAAGTACAGCGCAAAGCACAAAAAGACCAGACAGATGCCGCTCTTAAACAGCAGCAGCAACAGATTGAGATTGAGCGTATCGCTTCACAAGAGCGAATCGCTATGGAGAACCTGCAATCTAAAGAAGAGATTGAGGGTACAAAACTCGGTATTGATATATCTCGTAACCAAGCAGAGAGAGCAAGCCGAGAAGAAATTGAAGGTCTGAGGTTAGGTGTTCAAATTGCACAGGCAAACAAAAGTAAGGAGGGTTGATGAGAGATGTACTAGAGCATTTGGCTAAAAAACTTCAAGAGGATCGTCTTCGGATGGTCGAAGATCTTGGCGAAGGAAAGGCCAAAGACCACGCGGAATACAAATTTGCGTGTGGGGTAGTAAGGGGGTTGTTGATGGCTAACAACCATATTCTTGAACTTGTAGAAAGGCTGGAAAAAGCTGATGAGTGAAATCCTTATTGGGTCTACAGACGATCCAAACGAAGCAACGGTATTGCCTGAAACCGCAGAAGAAAAGGCAAAACAAGTCCCGGATCCCTCTGGATACAGAATCCTCTGTGGAATCCCTGAAATTGAAGGTACGTACGAGAGTGGAATTGTAAAAGCTGACGCCGTAGTCAAATACGAAGAGCTACTCACCACGGTGCTTTTTGTAATGAAGATGGGGCCAGATTGCTACAAGGACACAAATCGGTTCCCTAGTGGGCCGTGGTGTAAAGAAGGCGACTTTATTTTGGTCAGGCCACATGCCGGTACTAGAGTAAAGATTCACGGACGCGAGTTCCGCATCATTAACGATGACTCTGTCGAGGGGG